TGCTGAGGTTAAAAAGTTAGTGAAAGATTATTACTTATTAGGTCAAGGTTGTTTGCAGTTATCTTACAATAAAGACAAAACAAAAATACTTAAAGTATCTCACTTTCCAATGGAGACACTTAGGGCAAATAAGGCAGTTAATGGTGTTATAAAGAAATGGCACTACTTCCCTAATTGGAGTAAAAAAACACAAGGACAAAAAACTAAAACAATACCCTCATTTGGTTGTGGTAGTCGTACTGAGTTGAATGAGTTATATATATTCAAACCTTACAAGCCTAAGTTTTACTACTATGTTCCTACGGAATACCATTCTTGCTTACAGTATGCTGATTTAGAGGGAGAAGTAAGTGAGTATCATATTTCTAATATACAGAACTCTTTACAACCTTCATTATTTATTAACTTTAATAATGGAGTACCTGATGACCAAACACAACAATTAATTGAGAATAAGATTAATGAAAAGTTTGGTGGTTCAAGCAATGGTGCTAAAGCAATGATAGGATTTAATGATGATAAGGATAGTTCTGCCACAATAGAAGCAATACACTTACCTGATGCACACGCACAATATCAGTTCCTATCTGATGAAGCTACACAAAAGATTATGTTAGGTCATAAGATTGTATCTCCAATTCTATTAGGTATTAAAGATAATACAGGTTTTGGGAATAATGCCGAAGAATTGAGAACTGCTTCCGTACTAATGGATAAAGTTGTCATAAGACCAAGACAAGACGAGATACTAAATGGATTAAAAGAGATATTAAATTTCAACGGTATATTCCAAGAGATTTACTTTATCACACTACAACCTATTGAGTTCACTGCTTCTGAAAAGATTGCTACAAACATAGTAAGAGAAGAGGAAACAGGAGAAAAACTATCAAGCGATAAAGACAAGGATGATTTCTCTGAAGAAGAGGGAGATGATATGTTAGACCAATTAGAAGGCTTAGGAGAGGTTTTAAGCGATGATTGGGAACTCGTGTATAGTGAAGTATACGAAGATGGTAAAGAAGACCTTAAAATGGCTGAAATAAGCTATAAGGATGGTAAATCAAGAGAGGATGATGATTTATATAAGGTAAGATACTCTTATGCGCCTGTAAGAAGCAATCCAAACAGTAGAGACTTCTGTAAGAGAATGGAAGCATTAACTAAAAAGAAAGTTGTCTTTAGAAAGGAAGATATTAATATGATGTCTTTTAGAGGTGTAAACAAAAAATTAGGTCATAAAGGTCTGAATTACAGTTTGTTAAAATTTAAGGGCGGTAAAAATTGCCATCACTATTGGGAAGTACAAGTGTATAGAAAGAGTAGTGGTAAGAAGGTTGATTCATCTAAGGCTTATGATAGTGGTTTAGACAAGCCTAAGAATCCTAATGAAATGCCTATAAGACCTATAGATATGCCAAACAAAGGTGGTATGTTAAGTAAACTAAAAAAACTATTATCAAATGAGTAAAGCACTATTTATAACAGTTAAGGATTTAAAGGATAATTCTATCATTGATGGTAATACTGATGGAGATAAGCTGATACACTTTATAGAAGTAGCACAAGACATTAATATACATCAGTACTTAGGTACATCACTGTATGACAAGTTGCAGTCTTTAATTATACAAGATACTATAAATGCTTCATCTAACTCTGACTATAAGTATTTAAGAGACCAATACATTAAGCCTTGTTTAATATGGTTCACTCAAATAGAGTTTTTACCATTCTCAATGTTTACTATAGATAATGGAGGTTTAACAAGACATAGAGGTAATAACGAAGATGTTATTGCGTTTGATGAAGTAGATAGATTAACTCACAAAGCACAAGCAAGAGCAGATTTTTATACACAAAGAATGGTTGATTACTTGTGTGATAACTCTAATTTGTTTCCTGAGTATTTAAACAATACAGGTTCAGATTTAGACCCTAATAGAGACAACAATAATTTTTCAAGTATAGTTATTTAATGAAGAAGAAGATTGTAAGAAAGAAGGTTGGTAGATATAAAGAGAAAGATAAGTATAGGGAAAACCTAAAGGCTTTTTACGACAAAAAGATAAAGGAATGGAAAAAGATATAAAAAACAAGTAATATGCCAAAGACACCAAGTTTATTTATGTCAAGAGGTGCTTATAAAGATGGTACTGTTTTTAGTGTTTTACCTGTAGATGGCTCAGGGGATTTAGATTTCGTAAGAGGTAGTGATGCTACACGTATAAATGAAAATAATGTTTCTGAAGTTATGACAGGCAACACACCTCGATTTGATTACTCTGAAAGTAGTTGTCCAAGTTTACTTATTGAAGGTGCTGATGGTTCAAGAAATAGAGAAGAATTTTCTAAATTAGTATCATCTCAATATATAGATAGTGATGAAGGTGTATTGTATTTAGAAGCAAAAGCATTAGGTAACACAGGCGTTAAGAGATATATATCATTATTTGATAGTCAGGATTCTTCTCGTATATCATTTTATTTTGATAGCGAAAGTAATAAAGTTCAAATATCAAATGGATTTGTGGATGATTCATTTAGTATTAATGTGTTGGAGTTTAACAAGTATGCATTTAGGTACAACTTAAATTCTATGGATTTATTTGTGAATGGAGAAAAAACACCAACAACAATACCTTCGAGGGTTTATAATAATATTGATAGCATAACATCTAACAATGTTAGTGGTGTTGATTACTTTGAAGGTAGAATAAGAGATTTTAGAGTATATAAAGGAAGTATGACAGACCAAGAATTAATAGATTTAACAGATAATGGTATTATAATAATTCCTACTGACTTTCCTTTGTTTTACGGAAGTGTATCAGTTAAACCAACTACTTCAGCAGAGATTGTTGCTTTGAATACTCAATTGGTTAGTGAAGGTGATGAGTTTACATTAGACACAAATACAGGTAATATTACATTTTGTTTATGGCTTCCTGAAACAGTATCTCTTGAATCTATAGTTGATTTAGATGCATTGAACGCTATAATAACAGGTTCTTATGTTTCTGAATTATTTACATTAAATGTTGTTGGATATGACGACCCTATAAACGGTAAACTATATACTATGCAACAAGGAGTTCCTTATGATAATAACCATAGACATAAAATAGCGATACAATAATGAGCAAATTTAATTTACAAATAGATGGGAAATTTAAACCAACAACAGAAGGAAATGTTGATTGGTGGTATGGTGGCGGAGAAGAAGGTTGGAGTTCTATTGAATCTGCAAGATTAGGAGTTCCATTAGCAGTAAGAAGTGGTAAGACAGTTGGTATAATAGAGAATGGACAAATAATAGAATATATTTGGAGAATTGATGATTTAACAGATAGTGGATTGGTTGTTAAATTTGGCTCAACTATTTCACATAATAGTACTGCAGGAATACAAGGAGGTGTTAATGGAGAGTATTTTCATTTAACACAAGAAGAACTCGACAAGTTAAACGAACTCCCATTTTTAGAAGATGGTAATTCATTAGGTTTAGGAGAGGGAGCAATTGATAGTATTGTCGGTAGTGATTCTGTTACTGCGGTTGGGGTTGATTCAGCAGAACAAAACACAGGGGTTTCACTTTCAGCGTTTGGGGTTAGTTCAGCACAAACAAACACAGGAAACAACGTTTCAGCGTTTGGTTATCAATCAGCAAGAGAAAACACAGGAAATTCAGTTTCAACGTTTGGGTATCAATCAGCAAGCTCAAACACAGGGAATTTTGTTTCAGCTTTTGGTTATCTTTCAGCATCACAGAATAGTAAAAATAATTTATCTTCCTTTGGTTATCAATCAGCTAAAATAAACACAGGAGATAACGTTTCAGCCTTTGGTTACTATTCAGCAAGAGAAAACACAGGGGATGGTGTTTCAGCGTTCGGTTATGAATCAGCTAACGAAAACACAGGAGATTTTGTTTCAGCGTTTGGTAAGGATTCAGCCAAATTAAATACAGGAAGTTTTGTTTCAGCATTTGGTAATAATTCAGCTCAATCAAACATAGGAAATTCAGTTTCAGCGTTTGGTAGAAGTTCAGCACAATTAAACACAGGAGAAAATATTTCAGCATTTGGTTATCTATCAGCCGAGCAAAACACAGGGGAAAACTTATCAGCATTTGGGTTTGAATCAGCACAATTTAATACAGGAGATTTTGTTTCAGCATTTTCTCATCGTTCTGCAAAACAAAACAGTGGAAATTTTGTTTCAGCGTTTGGTTATTTTTCAGCAAGTTTAAATACAGGAATATCACTTTCAGCTTATGGTTATGAGTCAGCTAAATCAAATACAGGAGATTCGGTTTCAGCGTTTGGTTATCGTTCAGCACAAGAAAACAGTGGTTCAAACCTATCAGCTTTTGGAGTTAATTCAGCAAGATTAAACGCAGGAGCAAATGTTTCAGCTTTTGGCTCGTATTCAGCACAAGAAAACACAGGGGATTATATTTCAGTGTTCGGTTACGCATCGGCACAGTTTAACACAGGAGTAAATGTTTCAGCCTTTGGCTATTTATCAGCAAGAGATAACACAGCAAATAACGTTTCAGCTTTCGGTTACGAATCAGCAAGGTCAAACACAGCAGAGGGAGTTTCAGCGTTTGGTGTTGAATCAGCAAAGGAAAACACAGGAGAAAACGTTTCAGCGTTTGGTTTTGCATCAGCTAAATCAAACACAGGAATTTCAGTTTCAGCGTTTGGTTATCAATCAGCACAAGAAAACACAGGAGATTTAGTTTCAGCATTTGGGTTTAATTCAGCCAAAGAAAACAGTGGAGAATTAGTTTCAGCATTTGGTTATGAATCAGCAAGGTTAAACACAGGAGATAACGTTTCAGCATTTGGGGTTAATTCAGCAAATCAAAACACAGGTTCAAATGTTTCAGCCTATGGTTATCGTTCAGCAAGGTTCAACATAGGAAACAATGTTTCAGCGTTCGGTTACGAATCAGCAATTTCAAACACAGGAAGTGAAGTTTCAGCCTTTGGTATGTATTCAGCTTATCAAAACACAGGAGATTTAGTTTCTGCATTTGGTTATGATTCAGCAAGATTAAACACAGGAAATAACCTTTCATCATTTGGTAATAATTCAGCAAGTTCAAACACAGGAAACAACCTTTCAGCGTTTGGTTACGCATCAGCACAGTTAAACACAGGGGAATTAGTTTCAGCCTTTGGTTATAAATCTGCATTATCAAACACAGGAGATTATATTTCAGCTTTTGGAGTTCAATCAGCACAAGAAAACACGGGAATAAATGTTTCAGCGTTTGGTTATAATTCAGCAGAATTAAACATAGGTAATTCAGTTTCAGCATTTGGTTACGTATCAGCACAAGAAAATACAGGAGCAAACGTTTCAGCTTTTGGTCAAAGTTCAGCAAAGACAAACACAGGAGATAAAGTTTCAGCGTTTGGTGTGGATTCAGCCAAAGAAAACACAGGAAATTTTGTTTCAGCTTTTGGTTATCAATCAGCAAATTCAAACACAGGAGATTCAGTTTCAGCATTTGGTTACTCATCAGCATCATCAAACACAGGGGATTCAGTTTCAGCTTTTGGCTATGATTCAGCACAAGAAAACACAGGAAATTTTGTTTCAGCCTTTGGTTATCAATCAGCAATTTTAAACACATTTACCAACGTTT